TGCCGCAGAATCCTGCGATACAGATTGTGCAACATCCCACACTTTTGCTCCACCTCTCATATTCAGTAATCCTTCATAGATTGGTGTTGGATAAGCATTAGGTGCCGAAGGTTGCGCCACAACGTCGACGGTTATAATTTCAAAATCACTAACCTCGCCTGTTGACTCGTTTACGTTTCCGGATCCTCTAGATGAAACACCTAGTTTCACTCCAGAATTTAACATTGTTTCTACTAATTTTCCCATTGGAGTAGGCAAGACCTTCATTTTACCATATCCATTAGGGCCATCCATCCAAACATCTGTAATCATGTGTGACACACGATCCAAATTAACTTTAAGATCTTCTGGATGGTCAACTTCACCAAGCACGGAATAGCCGCCTGTGATTTGATCTTTCAGAGTTTTTGTTGCCTTTGCTATCTCATTTACAGGATATATTCTTTCGTTAGCGTTTTTCACACCACCTTGAATACAAATTCCTTTCATGTATAGGTCTTTGCCGTCTTCTCCGTTAGATTCAAGCACTAATCCTGCTTGGTCAAATGTAAGATTTTCTCTTAGATGCATCATCTAATCAAATTATCCTTTTGCTACTGGTGAAGTTTTGTTAGCCGCGCCGTCATTCATTTCTGGCTTTGGAGCAGGCATTGGTTTTACTTTACCTTTACCGCCTCTGTTAGCATATGACGTAGTATCTGCTTTAGGAGCCGCAACGTTTCCGCCTGCTTCAACTTTAGTGTCAGTTTTCACTGCACTTGCGTTTGGAGCCGAACCGCCTTTTGCCGCTACTGGAGACTTTGCTGATTTGTCATCATCGCCGCCTGCAGATGCTTTTACCATTTCTGAGTACTCTCTTAAGTGCTCTTCAACTGATTTTTTGCTTTCTTCAACTTCTGTTTCTTCAGTTTCTTCTACTGCTTCTTCATTTTCAGCAACTTCTTCATCATTTTCAGCAACTTCGTCGTCACCTTCTAATGCTGGTTCTTCTGATTCCATGTCTGGTTTCATGTCCATGTCCATATCCATTTCTGGTTTGTCCATATCATCATCACCATTATCATCGTCATCATCACCTTTATCGCCGTCCATTTTTTCGAATTCTGCTTTTAATTCTTCTAAAGCATCTTCAAGATCCATTACTTTGTCTTCTAATTCGTCTTGAGTCATGTCTTCATCAGCCATTACAGGGTCTTCGCCAACTTCGTCAGCAGTAACATCAGCAACTAGATCATCTGTAGCATCACCACCAATAGTTTCTTCAACTTCATCAGTGCTTTCTTCTACGTCTTCGTCAGCCGCTTCGTTAGTTTCTTCGTCGGAATCAGTTGCTTCTTCAACTTCTTCTTCCTTCATTTTTTTCTTTTTGTCTTTGTCGTCTTTGTGCATTGCTTCATCGACATCTTCTTCAGAAGACTCATCTACTTCTTCAGCATCATCATCTTCTTTCATTTTGTCTTTTTTCTTCTTGTCTTTGTCGCCGTGCGCCATTTCATCGACATTTTCGTCTTTAGTTTCTTCGATTGACTCTGTTTCAGCGTCATTAGAAACTAATTCTTCGTATATTTCTCTTGATTTGTCTACAACGATTTCATGGAAAAGTTCTTCGGCTTTATCCTTCTCTTCGTTTACTAACAAGTCAAGTAATTTTTCAAACTTTTGTGACATGGGTAATTACTCCTTATTCGTTACTATTGGCCATAGTTTGTGTAATATAATTATAATCTAGTAGTATAAAATCGATAATATTGGTGTTTTTTTCGATTTTTTATCGAAATTTAGGCCAAGCCTTAAGCAAAACTTCAAGATCTTCATAATAGATCATGCTCATATTAGGCACATCTCGCAACTTTTTGGGTACAAATCTAAATTCAGGCACATCTCTGCGTTGCACCCTTACAAATTTGGTGCTTGGCACAGAATTGCAGTTTCTTCTCATTTGATTTTCCCAGTTGCCATGGAATGTTGCTTCTTTTTTGTCGTCTCTGTAGTTTTTGGTGTTCTTATACAGGTTGTTGATACGCAGTTTTTCTTTGCCATCTTTTTTGACTCCACAAAAATCCATGCCAAGGATGTATATTTCGGTGAACTCTTTTTGTATTGCCAGCCATGTTGCAGTGGGTCCTGAACTCCAACCTTTGTCTTGAGTGAATCTTTGAAAATATTCGTGCTTGATCTGTACTCTTGGATAGGTCCACACTTCACAATCTCTATATTGTGCTTCACCTACTTCGTTCATCATCTGTATGTCTACACCGACCAGATAATCAATCTTAGGTTTTTCTCTATAAATTGCGTTGATGCCAATAACTTTGCCATATGACCACAGTCTATTGTGATCAAAATCCTTACGGCTTTCGCCATTGGCGAGTATAAAACAACGTTTCATTTAATGTATGTATATTATTATATTGTAGGTGCCGCTTCTTCTTTTGGTGCGGCATACATTTTTTGCACAGTTTCTAATTCTGTGTTGTATTCTTTAGATTTGATTTCTTGTTCTTTTCTAATTTGGTTGATTTGTTCTAAAGTTAGTTTTGTTTTTCTTAGATCATTAAATGTGATGATAGATTCATCATCTTTTGCTTGGTAGCGTTCATCCATTAAGTCAAACATTTCTTTTAAGAACATATTATATTTATAGTCCTGGCGTGTCAGGATCTCCTTCAGGTACATCAGGTGCACCTGTGTCTTCTGCTCCAGGTGGCGTGCCTAAATCAGTTGCATCTACATCACCAGCGTCTGCTGTGCCTAGATCACCCTGTATGCCTCCTGGTGTAATACCTGCTGATCTCATTGCTTCAGTGCCAGTATCTGCTTCTTCACCTTCACCATTTTCTTCTTTCCACATCTTTTGGTTACGTTTTATTTCATCTTGTGTCATACCCAAGAAACGTTCCATTGCAAAACGTTTAGAAAGATATGGAGTTTCAGCCAATCCTTGGAATACTTGCACTCTTGAATTGTCCATTTCAACTTGTCTGTATGACGCAAAGTTTTGCGGTGGATTAAATTTAAGTTTGAACATTGAAGAATCAACATTAATACCTCTTGATTTACAAAAACGTTTGAATTCCATGTCCATAGGATCAACAATCAGCGTCTGTAGTCTTTCCAAATACTTGTTGAACCTTAATTCTTGAATATATGCTGTGCCTACTCTGCCATCATTGTACTGTGGGTTGGCTCCATCATCTGGTCCTGTTGGCAGATATGCCGCAGGAATCTTAAGTCCTCTGTACAATTTGTTTGTGAAGTATCTGAGGTCATCAATTTCACCTAGGTTAGTACCACCTGGCAGTGTGTCAACTTTTGATCCTCTACCTTCTGCAGTTTGCGGAAAGAAATAGTCTTCATTGATTGACAGTGGATTGTATGCGGCATCCATCATGTTTGTGCCACCACCTGAGTTGGATGGCAGTCTACGTTGATGTATTTCATTTTTCACACGTTCAACAAATTGCATTGCCAAGTGTGAAGGCATGTTGCCCACATCAATATAAAATATTCTACGTTCTGGTGCTCTCTGTATTCTGTAAATTAGTATTGCATCTTCCAACAGTTCTTTTTGTTTGAACACTTTGAACACTTGTTCAAGTATTGATGTGCCAAATGGATAGTTTTCACCAATGCCTTCTGACAGTGATGCATGTACCACATGTTCTGCATTGATGGCATATTGATTCATGTTTTCTTGGAACCTACTGGTGCTGGATGCACCTCCTCCAGTCTGTGCAGTTGCATAGTTGCCTACACCTTGATAACCTTGATAGCCTTGATTCTGTCCAGTTGCTCCGCCTGTGTACTGTGTTTGGTTTGGCACTTCAGTGGCAGTCAAGTTTTGCAAGTTGATGTTTAAATCTCTTACCACATACTGTTCTGGTCTTTTGCCTTCTGCTTCATTTACAATTACTTTGTCTACTTTTGATGCATCAATGTGCAACATTTCATTTGTTTCTGGATCACGCACAAAAAATACGTCTCCATATTTGATGCAGTTTCTAAATATTCTAAATGCTCTCTTGTCTAATTTGTTCAGTGATGTCCAGTTTTTTAGTGCTTTGCGTAGCACCAATGCTTCTTGTTCTGTTGGTGTGTCGTTGTATTTGATTTCAAAAGGTGTTTGGTTGTCTGAATTTTTCTGTGTGCAAAATTCTGCGATGATATCTAATGCCGCATTGATTTCAGAATCTGCGTCCATAGAATCATACTGTGAATATCTGTTGACTCTGTTTGGATGTCCTGTGTACACTTCTGGCAGATATGATGAATAGTTTCTTTTGCCAAAGTCATTGTAGTTGCCCTGTGATGATGTGTTTCCGCTCACTGGTGATAGTGTGCCATCCTGTGATACTACTGAAAAATATTTCTTCCAAGCCATTATCTATATAGATCTGCGGACATTTGATTGCCCAGTCTCCTTATTTCTTTGCCAAACATTGTGTTGCCTTGTGCTGTGCCATCTGCAATAGACTTCAACACGCCAATCATTGTTTCCAATTTTTGAACAACATCATTTGATTGTAACATATTTACGCCATTTGTTGCAACCGTTGTATTGTTTGAACGCAAGTTTTCTTTCAATGCTTCAGCAATTTCAGCCAATGGTTCCAGTGAACCACCTAGATCAACTGGTATTTCTCCACGTGGCGCAGGTATAACTGCCTCGTTGCCATGCAACATGGCCAGTGTGCCGTTACCAAAGTTTTGTATGCCTGCAGTGCCTCTTTGAAAATATTCGACTACACTATCTGGTATTGGCATACTCAACACCTCTTTGAATATTTGTTCTATCTCTGCTACCAGTGTTGATTTGTTTACTCCGGCTGCCGCATTGATTCTATCAACTAATTCTCCTCTATCTATACCTTGTTCACGAAGGTCTTTTGTGCTAGGTAGTGCCTTGACTGCCTGAAATCTTAAATTGTTAGTTCCTAAAGCACCTGTCTTTGCACCGCCGCCGCCATCTGTGTCTCTGCCGCTGATTATCTTTGCCAATGCATCCAGTTCACCGCCACTTTCAACTATTTTTACAAGTACGTCACTGAACTTATCAACATTGTTTGAAACTGATTGAAGTGCGGCTTCAAGCACTGTAACCCCACCTTTTTCGCCCAACAAAGCATTCTGTATTGCAAATGGAAGTTCAGCCAATGACTTTTGTGCCTGCACTACACTTTGAGTAAGTCCATCATTAGTTGTTGCTTGATTATCGATTTGTTCTTTTAGGTTTCCTAAACTGAAATCTGTGTCATCTAACGATTGTGCCAGTGGCAGTGCTGTAGCCGCCACCTCAGCCAATGTTGCAGGCAGTCCTGTTACAGGTCCAGTACCAAGTGCCGCAGTCTGCAAGAAGTTTGGATCACGCACACCATCTGATATTGCTTTGAATATGGCTTCTGTTTGTGCCTGTGCTTCTGCGTCTGTTAGTGTGCCTTCCCTAAAAGCAGTACCAAATTGTTCAATCAGTTGTCTAGCGTTTCCTAATTGAGCCAACACTGCTTCTTGTTCAGCAGTTGCTACTCCTAGTGTTGCAATTGATCCAAATGCATCGCCTAGTATAGGATTGAATGCTGTTAACAATGTAGATAGATTTCCAAATGCTTGTAAACTGCCTTCAGTGTTGTTCTGACTCAACAGTGCCAATTGTGCTTGTACATTGCCTCTTTGTACCTGTCTTCTAAATTCTGCTTCAACTTCTTTTCTTTCTTGACCAGTGATGGATGCTAATATGGTCAAGTCTCTAATGTATCTGTTAGTCTGATTGGCTAATTCTTCTTCTTGTCCTGCTCTTAACAATCTTGCTTGTCCAGTGGTTGCTAACAGTTCAAAAAATCCAGATGCTGATTCATTTATTTCTTGAAAGTTAAGACCTAAGTTAAACAGTTCATCTCCAAAATCTTCTTGCACTCTAGCAAGTCCTAACAGAACTTGTCTTGCGCCTTTGTTAGCATCACCAAATGATGCTATTGCTGAAGTGTTGATTTCTAATATGCCACCTAACTCTTCTAAACTTATTTTTGCCGCAGTAGAAGATGTTATCAGTGTTGCCAGTGAATTATTAAAAAATGCACCTCTGGTTGCTGTGTCTCTGAATGTGTCTGCTACTGTGTCTGCTGTGCTGGCAATAAATGAAAATGCATCTTTTGTAAATTCAACTAATATTTCTCCACCTTTGGCAAGTGCGTCTCCGATTATAGGAATAGCCTCAAGTGCGGCACCTCCTGCTTTCTTCAATAGGTTGCCAAAGTTATCAACAATAGGTATTAGATCTTTAAATTCACCTCTAGTGCTGGTAAGCACACCTGCTGTGGTTCCAACTAAACCTGTCAGTTCATCAAATCCTTCAGATAAACCTTTTAGTGCTTTGGTGCTCTTTTTGGTTTGTTCTTCTTTTTCTTTGTCTGCTTTGTTGCCACCACTGGTTGGTCTTGATGCCTTTTCAAGTATTGCTTTGATTTGTAATTGTGTGTCTTCTGTGGCCCACTGAGGTACGTTATCACCTGGTTCTGGGTATTGTATTTTTAGTGCCATACTATATTTATTAAAAATAAAGTGCGTATATTATAACAATAAATACATATGAAGCATGAACCAATTGAATCAATATTTCCGTAAAGCGGAACTAAAAATTAAGTTGCCAAGTCAAGGACAATACTATCCACCAGGTGCTGTGAAATTAGACCAAAATGGTGAAGTTGATGTGTTGCCAATGACTGCGGCAGATGAATTGACTATGAAGACTCCAGATGCATTGTTGACTGGGGAAAGCACAGTAAAAGTAATCCAGTCTTGTGTGCCTGCTATACCAAATGCATGGCTTATTCCTCAGATGGATGTTGATGTAATTTTGATAGGCATCAGAATTGCAACCTACGGCAACAAGATGGCCATTGGTAGTACAGTGCCAGTCACAGGCACTAAACAAGAAAATGATGTTAATCTACAACAACTGTTGGAACGTATTGATACAAAATTAGTACCAAACATAGTTGATCTTGAAAATGGACTTAAGATTGTGTGTAAACCAATGAACTATCAGCAATTGAGTCTAGTAAGAAAAAACACATTTGAAAAACAAAGAATGGCTCGTACATTGAATGACACTAAAATGTCTGATGAAGAAAAACAAGCAGAGTTTAACAAAATATTTGCATCACTTACAGAAATCAACATTGATTCATTGTTAGCAAATATTGAATCGATTGTGACGCCAGAAGGTGCTGTGCAAGATCGTGCAGAGATCGATGCTTTTGTCAAAAATGCAAAATTAGATGATGTCAAAAAAATTAGAGCCAAAGTTGAAGAGATGGGAGCAACTGGACAAATTCCCCCACTGAAGGCAGAATCACCTGAGGAAGATATCGAGAAGGGTGCACCAAAAACTTATGATGTACCTGTGCTGTTTGACAACTCAGATTTTTTCGGATTTCGCTCTTAACCAAAACACCTGACGAAATTGCAACTGTAATTGATGACCTAGAAAAAGATACAAAACGTATCAAGCATGACCTTTTGAGAATATGTTGGTACATGCGTGGTGGCATATCTTACACAGAAGCACATCAACTGTCGCCAAGCGAAAGAGAAATTATATCTAACATCATAAAAGAGAATCTTGAGACCACAAAAAACTCTAAATTACCATTTTTTTAAAACAGTATCTGTAATCTTTTATACACAAAAAACCATTTGACAAGGTTTTATTTCTTAGATTTTGGTAGAAAACCATAATCTACTAACTTTATACACCTCAAAATGTGCTATAATTATAGTAACTTTCGGGCTCGGGGGAAACTGAAAGTTTATTAGGAGGACACAGTATATGTGGAAAACTATAACAGATATGATCAGTAACGTGACTGGTGTTGCGGTATCACTGATCGGACTTTCAGTAGCATTAGAAATTGTATTCGGCTCTGCCGTGCCATTTCTATCACTAGGTGTTATTAACAACATCAGTGCTATTGTGGCTGACTTAGGATCACAAGGCTTAATTGGCTTGATCACAGTCGGTATCTTATGGGCAATTTGGAAGAAGTAATCCAGCCCCAATAATCTAAACTTGTAGGCACAGCAGATTTGATAGTCCTTGTTTGCTGTGCCTATTTTCGTGATAAGTAAAATACAATGAGATTTAGAGAAATTCAAGAAGGCACTCGCTGTTGGAAAGGCTATGAAAGAAAGGGCATGAAGACCATGTTCGGCAAACGAGTACCCAACTGTGTTAAACGTGAAGACGTTGAAACTGAAGCCGCTGGATCAGGTGGAGGTGCACTTGGTGGTGCTATAGGACAACTTGCACAAGGAGCCATAGAAAAAATTGGTGGTGTTGCAGGAGATTATATCAACAAGTATATCAAATACAGACAAAACAGATTGCCTAATGAAAAAGCCAAATTGCAAAAAGGACTTTCACAATTAGCAAAACAATTGACACCTGCACAAAAAAGATTAATGAAAGCAAGACTTGATCAAATCAACGATATTCTTGATAAACAAAAAGCAAAACAACAACCTAAACCACTTACGCCGAAAGACTTTGCAAAGTACGATAGACGTGTAAGAGTAAAAGCACCAACTAGACAGTCCTAAGTTGGCTAAAGCCAACATGCATTTCGCTTTCGCTCATGCATTTTTTTCTTAAGACGAAGTCCGTATCATGTAGACCAAGCAGTCATAATTCGGCTGTTTCCAGCCGAACTTGATTTTGAAGCATCATGTGAGCCTCGCAGTCATCCTATTTGCTGTCGTAACCGGGCGGTTGTGCTGTACCCGTTAGCATAATTCTTACCAACGCGATTGTGTTACACCTGTAGGAACATTTGTAACATAACTGATGTTGTATCTTTTTCACAGAGCATCATCATTTGTGTTTGTGACGTCAAGCGATTCACCACCTTGCGGCGCATTTCACTATATTTGTTGAGACGTTATATTGCCTGGATTGCCTTTAAAATTATATGCATATATTATTATCACCTAAGGCAAGGTGTCAAGATTTTTTTCTATCTTTTCTCCATGTCACTACATCATCTAGATTTTCTTGTGACCACACTTTGTAATACTTTGTTCTTGTTGCTAAAAAGTTTGATGCTTCATCAAGTTTGTCTGACTTCTGAATAAACACAATCGCATACTTGCCGTTGTTCATGACCACGCCATTGATATTTTCTTCATTGTCTGGATGATCATCTAACAACACAAATTGAGGATCCACAGTTTGGTTCCATCGCCACACACAGGCTTCGAATGTTTCCGGGTCCATCACTTTTGGGTCAAACACCAACATCACAAGATCGATGCTGTGGTCAAAATTCAAAATGGCTTCTTTGATGGCGTAACTGACTGTGCCTTCAGTAGGTACAACTATCTTGACTTTGTCTTCAACCATGGCCTGCTTGGCATATGGACATGGTGGTAAATTGTTCAACAGTGGATTTGGTTTGGTTACAAATTCACTTATCCATTGCTTTACATCTTCAATTGTCTGGTTTTTGTTCATCTTCTTGCACTCGTAAGGCTTCTATCCATTCTTTATACAGTTCATTATGCTTAACAACCTTTAGCCAATCTGCTGAAGTTTTGCAGTATTGTGGTCGCAAAGCATTGAGTTTAGTCATTTCTTCACGTATTTCTTCTGGTGTTCTCATTGCAATTACACTTATTATAATGTATAATATGTAAATGTTCAACACATGTTTATCATTATTTGTGGCATTCAGTATGCATGTTGGCCTGTCAGGTGACTACAATCAAGTGCATCCACATGCAAGATGCAACATGGACACATTTATGTTTGGCACTTATTATAATAGCGAACACAGAGTATCAACCTATGTGGGCAAAACACTTGGACCGATTGACCAAAACTGGACATTGGAATATGGATTGGTCACAGGATACAAATCTTATGATGTGGTGCCACTGCTAAGGTATACCAACAACGGTTGGTTTGTTGCACCAGCATATGAGATAGGCAATAACTATGGTGTGGTGATAGGATGGGAATATAAATTTTGAGCGGAAGAAAATCTAAGAACAAAGGCAAATCATATGAACGTGATGTTGCAAACTTCTTGACTGAACTGTATGGAGAGTCATTTACTCGTGTGCCTTACTCAGGTGCGTTTGTAGGTGGACAAAATATTGTAAGAACAGAAACTTTAAGTGAAAGTCAAACACGTGGCTTCAAGGGAGATATCATACCTGGTCCTTCTTTTTCTAAACTTGTGATTGAAGCAAAAAATTATTCAGAGTTCAGTTGGGCCAACATGGCCTTACGAAAACCAAATGCCCAACTGGATGAATGGATTGGTCAAGCACAAGAATCTTGTGAGCCTGGAGACAAATGGTTGTTGATTGTGAAGATAACCAGACAAGGACAGTTTGTGTTGTGGGATCATCAGAACTGGCGTATGCCATCATTGGACATATATGGTTGTAACTTTTATAAGCATTACAACTATATGGAGTTTGAAGAATTTTGGAAAACTCACAAAGACACTATAAGACTGCTCAGTAATTAAACTATTGCATTTGGTATAACTTTATCTTATAATTAATATGTAAACAATTTTTATTGTTTATTGTTATGAATACCTAAGGAGGATAATTCATGAAAAAACTACTATTAGGCCTTGCAGTAGTTGGACTCGCTTTTAACGTGAACGCGGCGGAGACGTCAGTTTACGGATCATTA